TTGGTCGTCCGCGTGTTCAGCTTCTCCTGCCCGATCAGATTGCTCACGATTCCCCCTGCGCCGCAGGTCAGCAGGCTCTCGGCCTTCCCGCCCCGCTTCTGCCAGAGCCGCACCCACGCCGCCGGGAAGTTCACCCTCCCGGCCTCCAGGTAGATCTCCAGCTTGGCGTTTTCGCAGGTGGTCCCCTCCGTGGCCGCCGCGATCCCCTCCGGGCAGACGATCTCCGTGATATCCTGCATCATGTCCTGCAGGCTGCGTGTCTGGTGCGGGCCGATCCAATAGGCGCCGCCGAAGCCTCCGCCCTTGAAGGATATCCGCCGCAGCGCTGTTTCCTCCGCCACGATGGCCTCATATGGGAGATACTCAAAATGGCGGACGCCCGCTCCGTCGAAGTTTTTGCGCACCTGCCATTCCACCAGGGCCAGCCGGTCCTTCTTTCCCTCTTCCGGGATGCGGTGCAGCGTGATCGGGTAGGCAAAATCGCTCCCGTATACGCTCCCGCTGCGGATGTGCCTTGCCTTTACCTCCGCGCCGCATTCCGGGCAGCGGCAGCTGCTCCAGTCCGTCACTTCCTTCGGCTTCCCCTCCTCATAGAGGCGGATCCCTCCGGCGCTTCCGTATCGGCAAAAGCCCCCGCTGATCCAGTCCAGCCAGAAGCTCTCCCCGCAGGCGGTGCAGCGGCACCGGGCCGCCTTGCTCCGCAATTCCGTCATTGGGTCCGTCAGCCAGTCGCATTTGAAAAGCAGGACGTTCTCCGTCCATGTCCGCGCCTCCGCCCATGCCCGCAGGTAGTCCGGCGTGGTTCTGGGCAGATCCCCGGCGTAGTTCCGCACCCGCTCAGAAGAAGTCGGCAAGGTCGATCACCCCCGCTCCTGCCTCCCCTTCAGGGGAGGGGGACCGCGAAGCGGTGGAGAGGTCCTCCCCCGCCTTCGGCAAACCGAAATATTCCCGCAGGATGCCCTCCGCCTCCACCGGCGTGACGCAGGCGAAGTTTCCGGTCTTGTGGCTGTCCGCGAAGGCCTTGATCTGCGCCTCCGCTTTCGTCAGGCTCATGCCCCCGGCGGTCAGGTCCTGGGCGATCAGTTCCCCGATCCCAGGCTCCCGCCGGACCATGTCCTTCAGCTGCTCGCCCACCATCCAGGGCGCGGACCGGGCTTTTACCTTGCCCTGCTGCTCCTCGATGGCCTTGATGGCCTTGTCCATTCCCGTCTCTCCTTTTTCCCTCCCCTGCCTCCCCTTCAGGGGAGGTGGCCCCGCAGGGCCGGAGAGGTCATTTTCTGATTTCTGCCTTTCGGCTGGTCGCGGCGGCAGGCCTCGAACCTGCGCCCCGGCGATTATAGATCGCCCGCTCTGCCCTCTGAGCTACACCGCGTTGATAGACGGGAGGGGATATTGCCACCAGGCGCCAGCGGGAATCGAACCCGTTGACAGGCGGGAATCGAACCCGTCCCGCACCCCTCCGGCGAGCCACTCGCCTTGGTCGTCTTTTGCCGTCTTTCCGTGCTGCCTGCCGGTAGCGGGCCTCGAACCCGCGTCCTGCTGCTTATCGTCGGCCTACGCCGTGTCAGCTGCTCTCCCCGTTGAGCTACCCCGGCTTATGGCTGGTTATCGTACAGCCACGCGGCGTCCCGCGACGTCCGGCTTTCACGGATGGGAGCTGCCCAGCCCTCGCCAAATGCGGGAATCGAACCCGCGCCCTCCTGGGATTCGGCTGGTGGACACGGGCGGAATCACACTGCCTGGATTCCATCGGCTGATATCCGCCTCCGGATTCCCCGATTTTGCGTGTCCATAAGGCCGGTCTTTCCCGGCTGCCAGCGCATTTTGTCCGGGACATGCACCGGACGATACCAGGCGTCTTGCGTCCTTTCCCTGGTACAGGCGTTCCATGCGCGCCTTCCTCAGGCATGTCAAGGAGGTCGATGAGAGGCCCCTGGGGCTGCTCCACCCGTCAGGGCCGTGAGTTACCTCCCGAAATACAGTCCGTCCAGCCAGAAGCCCTCGCTTCCCTGCTCGAATTCCGCCTGCCAGACGTAGCCCTTCCCCCACAGCTCCCCGTGGTGCCCGCTCAGCAGCTGCCGGGCGATATCGTAGGCCCGCTCCACCGCGTGCTTTTCTCCCGGATTACTGGCCCTCGCTGGCCAGACCACCCCGGTCTGTGAAAAGGTCCCGTATTGCCGCGGCGCCGTCAGCACGCCCTCGATGGTGTTGGGGAAGCGCGGGTCCTTCACCCTGTTGAGGATCTCGTCCCCCACGTTGATCCGGCACTCGTCGCTGCATTCGTCCCCGCCCGCCTCGCTGTAGATCGCGCAGGCCAGCTTCTCCACCAGCTCCGCATCCGGTTCCAGCACCGCCCCCGCCGTCATGGCCGCGGGAAGCGGCTCCGGCAGAATCGGCGTCATGGAGAACCCGCACACCAGCGCCAGCGCCGCCATGATGCGGATGATCCTTGTCATGCTTCCTTCTCCTTGTCTGCCTCGTCCAGAATTTTCATGGTCTGCATCGCACTGACATACATATTCTCCAGCAGCTGATCCGCCCCCTCGTTGGGCATCAGCTCCGCCAGCGCGCCCATAATGACCGCCTGGTTCGTCAGGATCTGCCGCTCGTAGATCGTCGGCCCGCTCATGCTTCCTCCCTTCACTGCATCCGCAGCTGCTCGTCCGGCTCCACCGTCGCCCACAGGCACCGCACCCTGGCCGGGCCGATCTCCCGCAGGTACCGCTCCAGCTCCACCGCCACGATTTCCTTGCAAGCCTGGGTGTCCCCCTCCATGCGGATCTCCATCTGGATCTTCGTCGTCATGCGTCCCCCTTCGGTCCCTCCGGCAGCAGCATCCAGTGGGTCACGTCCTCCGCGCAGCCGTCGTCCGGCTCCCTGACCCATCCGTGCCACTCGTAGCCTCCCGGCTCCGCCGCATCCTCGTCGATCCGCCGCACGATCCGGCGTCCTCCGTCCCGCAGGCAAGACAAAACAGGGATGCTGATCTGTGCCCGTCCGTCCTCGTCGCTCTCCTTCCGATCCACCGGGGGCAGCTCCTCCGCCGGATGCCAGGCTTCCGCCTCCGGCAGTTCCCGCACCTTCTGGTAGATCTCCGTCGCCGGTTGCCCCACGCTGTCGAAGATAATCCGCAGCGCCTTCTCCTTTTCGATCAGCGCCATATCCTGATCCACCCCGCCTTCCACAGCGCCGCGGTCCCCACGGCCTCGCAGGCCGCCGCCCACCACAGAGCATTGATGGGGGCCCAGCCCCGCTCGGTACCGCCTACCAGGCAGATCATCAGAAAGAGGCACGCCAGCCCGACGCCGGCGCAGATCCTCCTCTTCGTCCTCTGCCTTCCCCTGGGGGAAGGTGCCGCGCAGCGGCGGATGAGGGGTCTCCCGTCTCTCGTTTTCATGCGATGTCCTCCTCGTCGTCCAGGAGGAAGAATCCTTCTTCCTCTTCCTCCGGCTGCCAGTCCCCGGTCAGATAATTTCTTCCGAACACCGCCCGGAATTCCTCGACGCTCCAGCCGAAGCGTTCCATGGCCACCTGCTGCCCGTATTCGTGGAGCTTCTGCATGTTCTCCGCGTTCCTGTGAACGGCCTCCGGCCCGAACTGATGGCAGCGGTGGTGGCACAGCGGCACCCACAGCCCGTATTCTTCGCTCAGTTTCCGATTGGCCCCGCCGAAAATGTGATGCTTGTCCAGCGGATCCCCGTTCCCGTTCCTCCCACAGAGCCAGCAGGTGCGCCCTCTCATCGGTTGATACCTCACCTCGAAATCGCCTCCCGGATCTCCTCCATGGGGATGTGCGCCCGGCGGCTGATCCGGTCCAGGTCCCGCAGCGTCAGCGTTTCCGGCTCCGCCAGCCTGGCCCGCGCCGTGGGGGCGCTGCATTCCAGCACCTCCGCCAGCTTCTGCCCGCTCAGGCCGTAGCCCCGCAGCAGGCGTCCCATCTTTGCAAACGGCGTCTCCTTCGGTTTGATGTACGGCATGGCGCTCTCCTTTCGTCATTCCGTCCAGAAGTCCCCGGCCAGCTCCGTCCCGTTGCCGTGGGCCGCCGTCCATTTGGTCAGCGTCCCGTGTTCCTCCGGGTGTTTCTCCGTCTTCCAGGTCCATTCCGGCCCCAGCCGCTCCTTCAGGGCGGCCTCGCTCCGGGGTCCGTTGGCGATGATCCGCAGCTGCGTCGGCCGGTCGTCCCCCGTCCGCAGCGCGATCACGTTGAGGATTTCCCATTCCCCCGGCGCCGCCTTCAGCGCCTCCTGCACCAGGCTCAGCTTCTTGCTCAGGATGTCTGCCTTCATTGCTTCTCCCCCTGCGTGATCCGGAACAGGATCGAGTTGATGTCCTCCTCTACCCGGAGGACCATCCCTTCCAGGAAGATCTTCGTCCCCTCCGGCTTGTCCTCCAACGGCTCCATGGCCAGGATCTTCTCCGCGTTCACCCGGCAGGGCTTCTTCGCCGCGGCGTACCCCTGCCGGACCAGCTGCGTCACCAGGATGAAGTTGCTCATGCCGCTCCTCCGTCCTCTGCCTCCCCTTCAGGGGAGGGGGACCGCGAAGCGGTGGAGAGGTCGTCCCCCGTCTCTGACTTCTCCGCCGCCGCCAGCTCCACTCCGGCGACGAACCCGTGCCCGAAGATCAGGAACTCCCGTCTCTTCTCCGGTGATAACTCAGCTATCTTGTCTACCAGTTCCGCCATTTCTTTGCTCATGCGTTCTCCTTTCCGTCCTTCGTCATTGCGAGGGGCGCAGCCCCGTGGCAATCCGTTTCCTCCGTCTCCCTGAACCGTTCCCGCCAGAGCTTTTCCTCTGCTTCCCGCTCCTCCGGGGTCTTGGCCTCCTCCTGCGCCCGGAAGCGTTCCTCCGCCTGGCGAAGCTCCTCCGCCCATACCCTCCGGCGTTCCCGCTCCTGCTTCTCGTATTCCTCCGCCTGCGCCCGGATGGCTTCCCGGTCCGGTTCCTCCGGCTCCCGGCGTCCCTTCGCCGTCAGAGCCGCCATCAGCCCGGCAAAGTCCATCGCCGGGTCCGTGATCGCCCCCGCCAGGATCGCCATGATCTCCGCGTCCTTTTTGTTCAGGCGTTCATGCTCGCAGGCAAAAGCATGGTTTTTCAGCGCCCGCAGCAGCACCTCGTTCGCCTGCTCCTTGCAGCTCTTTTTCTCCTCGCTCATTGCGTCCTCCTTTTCACTCATGCCTTTCTTTTCCGTTTCTGTTACTGTCGAAGTGCCCTAAAGGGGCGGGAAGGAGGGGGTGCCCTATGAAGCCATGGCTTCAGCGCTCTTTTAACTCGCCCTTTGCGCCATACTGGCACAGGGCGATTTCCCCTCAGCAAGCCGGTTTCCGCCAGCCCGGCCAAGCAGCGCCCGCCGCTCACAGAAGCGGCAGCGGCTTATGCCGTCCGCGTGCGCCTGTGCGGTTCAGCGGCGCTTATGGTAAAAATGCTGGCGGCACATCCGTCCCCGAAGCCGCGGGGGCGGTTGTGTTTTTTCGCTCCCCCGGCGGGAGCGTCCCCCTTCCCGTCCCTTTAGGACGCTTCGTCCCTCCTCCTTTTCCGCTTGGAATTTTACCTGGCAACATCATAATAACGCTCAGTAAAATCTTTGTCAAGCATAAATTTTGCTGAGTAAAATATTTTCTTGCATTTTTCCCGCAGACGTGTTATAGTGTCCGCGAAAGGAGGCCGACATGCAGAACCGAATCAAAGAACTTCGCAAATCTTTGGGCCTGAATCAGACGGAATTCGCTGAAAAGCTGGGCATTGCTACTAGCACCATTTCCTGCTACGAACTTGGCACCCGCGTCCCCTCCGACGCCATCATCAAGAGCATCTGCCGGGAATACGGCGTGTCCGAGACCTGGCTGCGCACCGGCGCCGGCGAGATGAAGCGCCCCCGTACCGACGCTCAGGAGCTTGGCGAGCTGATTAAGACCCGCCTGATCGATGCTTCCGATACCTTCCAGGCCGCCTTGGTGAAGCTGCTCCTTCGCCTGGACCCCGATGGCCCGGAGCTGCGCCGCCTCCGCCAGTTCTGCGAGGAGCTCCTGGCGGAAACCGAAAAAGACCCGGAAACAAAAAAAGACCCGGAGCCGTAATGGCTCCGGGCCTTGCTTTTCTTATAAGAAAATAGTAGAATTTTTGTTAGCACTCTCAAATTTTCTTTCTGTGCTGGTGATTTCATGTCTGCATCTGCTGTTTTCTGGTGCTTGATCGTCCTGTTTGTCCTAGCTGTCGCGATCCTCTCCCTCATTTCCCGCCTGCGCGATCAGAAGCTGGCCCGGCAGAAGGCGGAAAAGGAAGCCTCCGTCCGGCAGCAGGCCCAAAGGATCGTGGAGCGACTGGTAGAACGCAGCCCCGAAGAACTGGCCGGGATGCCCGGCGATACGGTGATCGGCCCGGATAACCTCCCCAAAGAAGTCGGCGCAAAACAGTGGGGCGATAAATATACTTTTTATGAATCCTTTACGGGTCATTCCTATCATGTTGCAAGATGCAAGGCGAGCCCCTACGGTCTTTTTCCGGTAAACGCTTGGACGGTGTATAATTCCCAGCTGTCCCCCTGCTCCAAATGTAACCCCATCCTTCCTGATTTGGCCTGGTTTGGGCGTTATCTTCGCATTTCAACGGTACTCCATGAATACGGCATTACGCCGATCCGGTATGAGAAGCCTTCCTCTGATTTCTTCCTCGCAGAAGCAAAGGACAAGGATATCCGGGAGCTACAGAAAAAGATTGCTGTTCTTTCCTCCCAGGTGGATGATTATAAAACGCAATATCCCGATAAAGAAATCGACCGGCGGGTGATGGAAAAATATCGTGCCTCCGTTGATTCCGTGCTGCAGCGCGGCTTTTTCCGTGGATCATTCGTTTCCTTTGATTTCAATACTAAACCCTTATATGAAAACAACGGGAGGCTGATGCAGGCGCTTCGGGATGACGCCGAGATAATTCCTCCCGTGCTGATCTCCACTCTCGTCCAAGGAAGCGCCGCCGAGCCTTACACCGTGACCCTTGACAGCTGCACTTGCAAGGATTTTGAGAATAACAAGCAGCCCTGCAAGCACATGTATCTTTTGGCCTTGGAGCTCGGCTTGCTGCTTTCTGTTGATATGACCGAAGCAAAGGCGGCCATGAAACGTCTCTCTGCCAGTCATGCCAGGAACAAGCGGGAATTGGACGCACTTCAAAAACTCCGAAAAAAATGAAAACGAAAAAATACCCGGAGCCTTGATTGGCTCCGGGCCTTTCCTTTTGTGCCTCCCCTTCAGGGGAGGGGGACCGCGCAGCGGCGGAGAGGTCACCCGACCAGTATGTAGTACACCATTTCCAGCACCCGCTCCTCTGCCTTGTGCAGCTGCCGGATGATCCCTGCCTCCAGCTTTCGCCTGTTTTCTGCGGATTTGTCTTGCGCCCCGCCTCCGGATTTGGTATAGTCGAATCGGACATTATCATTTCTTATCATTTCCCGCACCACGCCCACGGCGTCGAAGTATCCGTAAGTGTACTCCAGGCTTTTCCCGTTCCCGTAATTGTCGTATTCACCCAGCATCGCCGCTGTGGCGTCCGTCAGTATCCCCAGTCTTGTCACATGCAGCCCCCCGTAAATTTAATAAGAGAGGGAGCGGTCGCGCCGCCAAGCTCTGATCCGCTCCCCCACCCGCCTGGGATGGTCTGATTGTACCCCGCTTCACCGCGCTACACAAATACTACCGTCATTCCAGGAGGTAATTTGTTATGGACAGGAACCAACACATCTTTGAACAGACAGGAGAATCCGAAATGCCGCAAAAAGACATTCCGAAGATCATCCAGGAACTTAAAAGCGCCAAAAAGGAGAAGGAGATCACTTATCCCCGTCTGCTGGACATGCTGGAGGCCAACGGGACGCCCCTGGGCCTCACCACCCTCCGCCGCGTCTTTGCCGAGGGCAGCGAGGTCAACGACAGCTTCAACTATCAAACCACCATCGCCCCGCTGGAGGCCATTCTTTTGGCCGACGATATCCCGGAGCCGGAATCCAACCCCTACGCCAAGGAGCTGGAGAACTTCAAGGCCGTGATCCACACCCAGAATGAGGAGCTTGTCCGCCTCTACAAGATGGTGGAGCATCTGGAGGAACGCGTGAGCTTCCTGGTGGAACAGATCAACAAGAAGGACGAGCTGATCCAGCGCCTCATGGACAAGTTGCTGGGATGAAAGTCCCCGAACCCCGCAAGCTCTCCTCCGGCACCTGGTTTCTCCAGCTTCGGCTGGGGGGCGTCAGCATCCCCGTTTCCGCCGCCACGGCCAAGGAGTGCAAACGCCAGGCCGCGCTGATCAAGGCGGAGCATATGGCCGGGCGCCGGCGGCAGACCCGCTCGGAGCTCACCCTCCGGGAAGTCTGCCAGAAGTATATTTCCCGGAAAGAAAAAGCCGGCGCCTCCCCGGAAACCATCCGCGGTTATGACGTGATCCTTCGCAACCGCTTCCAGGCCGTCATGGATCAGCCGGTCAGCTCCAAGATCGACTGGCAGAAGGCCTACGACGCCGACGCCGCGACCCTGAAGCCCAAGACCATGATGAATACCTGGGGCTTCATCCGCACCGCCTGCCGCGTGGAGCTGGGCCTGGAGCTGCCGGAGATCACCCCTCTGGTCCGGGACCGCACGGAGCATGCGTTCCTTGACCCGGACCAGATCAAGGCCTTCATCGCGGAGATCCACGGCGGTCCCCAGGAAATCGCCCTCCTCCTGCTGCTCCATTCCTGCCGCTCCTCGGAGGTCCAGGGCCTCACCTGGGACAATGTGGATCTGAAGAACAACCGCATCCACATCACCCAGACGATGGTGCGGGGCAAGGACGGGAAGCGCGTCACCAAGGACCGGACGAAGACCGAGGAATCGGACAGGTTTATCCCCATCTTCATTCCGGAGCTGAAGGAGGCCCTGGAGGCCGTGGAGGACAAGACGGGCCGCGTGGTCCCTTATAATCCCAATTCCGTCTACCACCAGGCAAATGTCGTCTGCCGCCGCCTCGGTTTTCCGGAAGTCGGCCAGCACGGCCTCCGCCATTCCTTCGCCTCTCTCTGCTATTCTCTGGAGGTCCCGCTCCGGATCACTATGAAGCTGGGCGGCTGGAAAAATGAGAAGGTCGTCTCCGACATCTACACCCATCTGGACAAGGTCCACGTGGGCCAGCAAATAGCCAAGCTGGAGCAGTTCTTTACCCCCAAAAAAGAAAACGCTAACTAATTTGCTAAGCAAATCCGGGAAGCCCTTATAAATAAGGCACCTTCGAGCCTCCCGCGGGGGTTCAAGTCCCCCCTCGCGCACCAAGACAGAGGAAACCGCCGAGCCTTGAAACTCGGCGGTTTCCCTTATATTCCAAGCATCTGCGCCATTTTCTCCTTGAAAATATATTTTCCTTTTTGAAAATTATTTAGCGTTCCCGAAAGCTGTTTTTCTCACAATTTGCTAATGAAAATGCTAGTAAAAGGGGGCCGGTTTCCCGGTCCCCTTTCCTGCGTGTTTTACATTTTCTCCAGCTTGGCCATCAGCTTCCGCCGCTCGCTTTCCGGCATTTCCCGAACGTCCATCAGGATATCCTCGATGCCTTCGCGCCCTGAGTAGCCGCCCTCGCGGGAGACATAGCGCCCGGTTCGCGGGCTGCGGCCACGCCTGCCGGAGTAGCCGTCATAGCTGCGCATGGATCCTCCGTCGTAGGCAGAGCCGCGATAGCTGCCTTCCCGCGCATAGGACCGGCGGGAGGCTCCGCCCTCGTCCTCGTCCTCCTCCTCGATCATAGCGATGCAGGTCTTGATGCATTTCAGTGCATGGGTCAGCTTGTCCACCAGGTCGATGTCCAGGACGGTCATTTCCTCGGTGCCCTCCAAGGTCCGCCAGCACTCCTCAAGGCGCTTGGTGACGATCTCGCAAAGACCGTAGAGCATTTCCAGTTTCTTTTCCATGGTTCCTTCCTCCTTCCCGTCAGGCTACGCGGTCAATGACCAGATTTGCGTTTTGCAGGCTGATCGTCTCCGGCGGAGTGTCCACTTCCGCCGCCACATTCCGCAGGGCGATGGTGAAGCAGCAGCCCCTGGGAACGTCGATCAGCGCGGTGCAGGTGACGTTGAAGTAATCTTCCGCCGCTGCGGGGGTCACGATGGCCCTGCTCGTCGGGCGCGGCTCCCCGTTGACGGAGAGCGCCACGGCGATGGGCGCCACGGTCCCGCCGGCAGGCACGGCGATATTGCCGTTGAATGTCACCCGATACCTGGCAAAGCAGCTCGTCGGGCAGTTTACCGCGCCGCGCAGAATAAAGATCCCGGTCTCGTCCTCATGGTACACATACCCGGCACGGCACGGGATGGAGGCCGTGAAGATCGCGGGCTCATTCGCGGGAATGAGCTGCACCGCATTGGCCAGATATTCTGCCACGTTTCAGCCCTCCTTACGCAGCGCAGCCGCAGCCGCCGTTATTGCACTGGAAGATGGGCGTGCGGCCATAGACGGGAGTGCTGGGCACGGGGCAGTTGCTCAGGCGGTTGTAAAGAGCATCCACCTCGTCGCTGAAGCCCTTCTGGATAAAGGCGTTCTGGCTGGCCTGGGAGGCCGCGATCTTCGCGTCAGAGAGCTGCGCCCGGAGGTTGTCAGCCTCGCGCTTGTAGCCGTCCAGTTCCAGCTGGCAGAGCTTGTCCAGGATGGCCTGATTGCCGCCACGGACAGCATCGATGATGTCCCTGGTGTTCTGATAGGCGGCGGTGCGGTCCGCGCAGTTCTCCGTCGCCACGGTGTACTTCAGGTCTGCGGTGGCCGCCCGATTATCGCAGCAGCACTGAGCCAGCTGCGCCTGGAGGGCGTTCAGCCCCTGGCTGTTGGCGGTCTGGGCGTTGAAGCTCCGCTCCAGATCGGCCAGCTGGCCATTGTAGAGCTGGGCCTGCAGGCCGTTGAAGCCGGAGGACACCTTCTCGCCCACGCCGGTAATGGTGTCATGAAGCATCTGATCCCGGAAGCCGCTGTTGGTGTTGGCGTTGATGTTGTTCTGGCCATTCAGCAGCCAGGGGAAGTCGATGCCGAGGCCCATGCCGCCCATGCCGCCCCAGCCTCCCATGCCCATGCCGCCCCAGCCGCACAGCAGCAGGAGGATGATCCACCATCCGCCGCCGAAGTCGCCGAAGCCGCCGCCTCCGCCATAAGCGGGTGCAACGGGCATATACATTCCGCCGTTGTCGTTCACGATTGCCATTTGTCTTTTCCTTTCGTTTTTTATTCACTCCCCGTCGTGTGCACCCGCCGGAGGAAGTGTCAGATTCTCATGCCGAGCATCTGCATTGCCCGCGTGACCCTGCTCTGCGGGACCTGCCCGGTCTGGATCAGGTGGTTTACCATCTGCTGGGGGTCGGTCATGCCGTCGGGAATACTCATGCCGGATTGCTGGAGCGTCGCCTGGGGGTTCTGCTGGAGCTGCCTTATCGCGTCCTGCGCGCTCATCGGCTGTTGCCTTTGCTGAGATCTTCCGAGAGATTCAAACAGGCTCATGGTTCTCCTCCTTCTTCAGCATCGCGGCCACGATCTCCGCGATCTCGTCCTTCCGCACATAATCCCCGGGCACGAACTTCGGTTCCGGAGGCGCGGGCGGCCTGCGGATATACACGTCCATCATCGCGCCATTGGCCGAGACGGATTTTACGAAGATGGCGCTTTCGTCCCTGGCGATCATCATCTGTGACATGCCGGTGCCCACGGGATAATTCGCAGCGGCTTGCTCGTTTTCCACCTGGACGATCTCCGCCCGGATGGTGGGTGGGCTCATCATCTGCTGCTGATAGCTGTACGAATTCGGATAATACGTCATGGTTTTTCCTCCTTAAATCCGGGCCAGGTAATAGCTCGGTATTGTGTTTCCGCTGTCCCAGCTGTCCCAATAGCTCCCGTCAATGACGGCGACGGCGTGCTCCGGCGGCCCCAGGACATAAATACCATCCGGATGGTCGGCAGCGAAGTCCTCCACGGTGTAGCAGTGGGGGCACTGGTCGATCAGCCGCTTCCAGGTGAAACCGTACTGCCGCAGGAGCTCCCACCATACCCGGTCAGAGGACGGCATATCCGCCATGTCTCTGGCCAGGTCACACAGCTCCTCGTGAACGGAATACCAATCCCTGCCGGTGACGGCGCAGATGGCCCGGACGGTGCAATCCCCCACTATCAGCCCCTTAGGGTTGGGATTAAAGCGTTTCCACATGTTCCTCACCTGCAAAAATGGTAACAAAAAAGACCCTCACCCGGTAGGAACCGGATGGGGGTCTTTTGGGTATCTTATGGGTAGTTTTCAGTAGAAGGTCTCGATGGTCTTTTTCCCCTGGCGTACGATGTCCCGCACCCGCTCATAGGTGAGGTCGTACTTTCCCGCCAGGGCGTCATAGGTGACGCCGTCCACCAGCTTCTCCCGCAGGATGTCCCGGTCTCTGGCGTTGTGAATATACTCGTCGATCACTTCCACAACGCGGTGATTGGAGTAATTGTTATCTTTCCACTTCCTCATTCTCGCCGCCGGGTGGCGGCGCTGGTGGTCTGTTTCCTCATGTGATACTCCTTTCTCCGTCGGGCCCCCGAAGGGGCCCATTTGATATCATGATATCATTTCGCCCTGATCCGCAGCCCGCTCCGGGGCGCCTGAGCTGCCGGGGCTGCGTCCCTGATGCGCAGGCCGCTTCCCTGCCTGGCCTCCCCCGGCTGGGTGCCTCTGATTCTGAGCCCGCTGCTCTGCCGCTGTGTCGGCTCGCCGGTGCTGATCCGAAGGCCGCTTTGGATTTTCTCCGCCTTCGGCGCCTCCGGGATCCGCAGCGCAGGCGTCCGGGCCATGGCATAGCTCCCGCTGCCTTTTCCGCCGCCCTTGTGCCAGGGCGTGTCGCTGAGGCCGCTTTCCGCATATCCGGCGTCGTAATACAGCGTATCCTTCTGCTTTGCCGTCAGGTTGAGCCCGTCGATATAGTTCAGCACCTTGGTCTTTTTGGTCCCGCTGATGCTCTTTCCGTTCTCGTCCTTGTCGGCGCTCATGGCATTCGTGTCCGCCTTGTACTTCCGATAGACTTCCCAGCCGATTTTTTCCTTTTTCGCGTCGCTTCCGCGCCACTTGTCGTAATCGTCCAGCAGCCCTTCCTGCATCAGCTCCACCGCATCGTCCACGCTGAGGCCGTCCTTGACGGCGGTATTCAGCCGCGCCCACTGCGTCGGGTTCCCGGTCTCCGTGACCATATCTGTCCCGATGATGTTCCCGATGGCCGCCAGCTTGGCCTCGTCGCTCATGGCGCTCTCGGTGATGGTCTCATAGCTTTCCGCCCGTTTCTGTCCGCTGACGGCTCCGCTCATGGCGGCGTAGTCCGCCAGACTGGCCCCGGCTTCGGTATAGGCGTCCGCCTTTTCGATGGCCGAATCCTCGTAATCATCGAACAGTGCGCTTGCGGCCTTCTTGTTCGCCAGATCGTAGAGCTTTTTCAGCATCTTCGCCTGGGTCGCTTCGTCCGCGTTCTGGAAATCCTTGCTGCTGACAAGCTCGTCGATGCTCCCGCCGACGGTCTCCTGCCAGGCCCGTTTATATGTCTGCTGCTGGGCAAGGTTCAGCAGCCGCTCCTCGCCGTCCACGGTGATCTTCGTCACCTGCGCCGCCGGGATCGCGTCTTTGTATCCGGCTGCGTAAAGCCCGGCCAGGGCTTCCACGGTCTCGTCGTCGGCGCTCCCGGCCCGCTCCTGGATAATGTGCTTCGTCCGGATCTCCAGACTGGCCCCGCTCAGCCCTTTCAGTCCGCTGCGGTCCGCCTTGTCCAGGATGTCCTCGTAGGCCGTTTTGACCTCCGGGCTAAGCCACTGGACCGCGCCCAGCAGATAGGCTTTCACGTTGTCGATGGGCAGCCCCGTCGCGTAAGTTCCCAGCGTCCTGGCCACGCTGTCCACGGCGGAAAGGTAAATGTCGCTGTGATCCGCCATGTACTGCGCCCAGTTCCCGCCGTTCCGCAGGACCTCGATGCTGTCCTGGACCAGCTTGCCAACGGTCAGTCCGGCTTTGACGGTCTGCTCCATGATGCTTTCGATCTGCTCCATGCCCGGTGTCTCCAGACCGTACCACTTGTCCCCGAACAGGATGGAACTCAGCAGGTCCGCCGCTTCGCCGCCGCCGATCACCAGGCCCGCAGCGTCCTTGAAATACTGCTTGCCCGCTTCGGCGATCAGCTTCTCCGCGCTGATATTCCCGTCCTCGTCCCGGTATTTTTTGCCTCGGTTCTTCCAAAGGGCGTTGAGAACAGTGATCGCGCCGATCATCAGGTTCCCGGCCAGGATGCCCGCAAAGGCCCGCCCGGCCTTCTGCCGCGCCGCCGCCTGGGTCTCCTTGTCCAGGTTCGCTTCCTTGGCGTACTGCGCTTCCCCGATGGCCTGCCGCAGCATGTTGTATTCCTGCATCGGGACTGTCTTGAACAGGGTAAATGCCCGCGTGATGGGGTTCGATTCCCTCATGATGTTCGCCCGGTGCATGGTGTCGTACATGGGCTGGCTGCGGCTCAGGGCTTCTTCGAATTCTGCGGCCACCGCTTTGTAATACTCGCTATTCCCGGCGTCGATCTGCGCTTGGCTTCCGCGTTCAAGGCCCGGCTGTTCCTTGTTGACCTTGTTCTCGGCCCAGCTCCAAAGGGTGCGCACGGTGAATCCGTCCATCCAGGTGATCGCGCCGCCGCCGAAGATGAAATTCAGCGGTCCCTTCTCCTGGAGCTTGCCGGGATTATCTTTCAGCGTCGCCGTCTCCGGCATGGCATAGCCCAACTGACGGTAATCGTATTCGCCGGTGTACTTGGCGATCAGATCCGTATCCACCTGCGCCGCCCTGGGGATGTTCACGGGCATGTTTTCCCACCCAAGGTATGCCGCCGCCAGCGGATAGGACGCAAACTGCTTCAGCACGATGCTTGGATTTGCCCCGAATACGGCGGAAATATACTTGCTCAGGGCCGCATCCGTCAAGGCTTCAATGCTACTTCCGCTGTCAGGTCTTCCTCCCTGCAGTTCATTCAAGAGGCCAATTTCATTGTGTTTTTTGCCGTTCTCGCCTTCCCAACTTCCCCCGTTAATATAAGCCAGCGCCCATTGTCCCCATTTGTGGGTCAGCACGTCGGCCATGCTGTTGCCCTTCTCCCGCCAGTTCATCAGTGTGTTCATGTTCCGCACGGGGACCGCAAGGCCCACGTAGCGGCTGGTCCTGTCCACGCTCTTTTCAAAAGCGTCCAGGGCGCTGATGTTCAGGCTGGGATTGGAGCTTACCACGCGGGATTTCAGATTGCCGACGCCCTCCGCCGTGGTGTCGAAGATTCCCGGCTCGCTTTGGGTGTAGTTCTTGTTCGTGTAGATGGGCGCGTAATCGCCCTCCATGGCCTTGTTGTACCCCAGGAGAAGATTGCTTACCCGGTTGATCTCCTTCTTGGAGAAATCGTTGTAGAAGGGCCGCAGCGCGTCTGCCAGGGCCTTTTCCTCCGCCGTCAGGTCTTTCACCAGGTTCTTCACCGTCTCCGGCGCAAGGCGGATCGTCTTGCCCTGGGCAAAGGCTTCCGCCCGCTTTCCCTTGGAGTAAAGCTCCCTGTCCGCGAAGGTTCGCCCGCCGGTCATGTGCCGCAGGTTGTCGTAGTTCTGGCTTTCCAGGTACATGTGCACCTTCTGCGCCGGGGTCATGTAGACCTTGACCGTGTTCCCGAAGATGGGCTTGTCTCCCATCCCCAGCTCCAGCAGCTCCGGCACCTCGACCTCGTACCAGATGGCGTCCTTGCCCTGGCCGTCGGCTTTCTTCACCCAGTCCTTGTGTTCTTCCAGGAAGGGGGCCAGCATCCGGGCGCTGTCCGTCTTGAATTTTCGCTGCGCCCGCTCGCCCTGCTCCAGCTGCTTGGCCATCTTATACCAGGCGCTGTCCTTGTTCCACCCGGCCATGCGTTCCAGCACATTCATGGGCGTGAGCTGGAGATCGGAGAAGAACTTCTGCGAAAGTCCCTTGGCCCCGGTCTTATAACCGCCCTTTGCGCTCTGCATTTCGTCCTTCACCTGGTCGTAGACTTCCTGGAAGGTCTCATGCAGCTCGCTCCCGATGACGTTGTTCCGGTTGTAAAGCTCCGTCCGCAGGCCCACCGCGGCCTTGTAGAGGTCGGTCACGGCGTCAATGTCCATGTCCCCGATCTTCCGGTTGTCCAGCCTTGCGACGATGCACTCCAGGTCCTTGCTGGGCAGGAAGTTCGGGTCGTTTTCTTTGGCGTCCTTGTAGATGTCCGCCAGCTCCCGCCAGGTCTTGTTGCTGGCCTTGTCCAGATGGGCTTCGTCGGCGGCGCTGATGGCGTAAACGTCGATGTCCGAAAGGATTTCATTCAGCTGGTCCTGCATGTTCCCGGAGAACTTCTGCCGGTTCTTGCTCAGCCATTGCAGCTGCTTCAGCGTCCGCTGCTGCATTTCCCGCAGCTCCCGGTTGAGCGTCTGCTTCCTGGCCGCTTCCTTCCGCTTGTCTCGCTCCTTGGCCTGCCGGGCGATCTCCTGGGCCCTGATGGCGTCCAGCCGCTCGCCGAATTGCTCCCTCTGCTTGGCCAGCTTCTCCTCCGCCTTGTCCTTCAGCCAGGTTTCCAGCCCCGCCTTGTCCGCGAAGCTCCGCAGGGCCCAGTCCAGCCTCCGTTCCATGTTGTCCATGGCCTCGTCTTCGCTGACGTATTCCTGCCCCACGACCTTTGCCGCGTATTCCGCCAGGCTCATCTGCTCGTCCCGCCCGGCCTGCGCCGCGCTGACGATCCGCTCCAGGATGTCCTTCTGGTCGTAGTTGTCCTCCGGGAACATGCCCGGAAACTCCGACGAAAGCTCGACGTTCCAGCTGTCCGCGCTTTTGTCTGCCGGATTGTTGGTCAGATAGATTCCCTCCGCGAACGCCTGCCTGCGGAAACTCGCCCAATCGTCCCCGAATTCATGTTTGATCTTCTCGGAGACGTAGACCTTGCCGCCGCGGACGATCTCCCGCGCCGCCTGGTACATATCGTCTGCGGGCACGGTCATGACGCCCTCGTCATAGAGCTTTTTGAAGAACGCCAGCCGGTCGCTCCAGGAGATTTCTTTTTCCTTGATGAGCCGGTCGGCGTAGGCGTCGATCATTTTGCCGATCTCCGCCTTGCGCCCGTCGGGGATGCCGAATTCGGAAATGATGGTGTTCCGGAGCTGCTTCTTGGCGATGGTCGCCTGTTGCTTCTTCACCGCGGCCTTCGGGCCTTTGAGCTTTTCTTTCAGCGCGGCGGCTTCCTGCTTCTGCGCCTCCGTGGCCTCGCCTTTCTTCACCAGCCGCAGCAGCTCCGCTTCCCGTTTTTTGTCCCGCTCCTTCATCCGGGCATACTCCGCGGCGCTCTGAGGAATCTCTTCCTCCTCGTCGGCGGAGAAATCGGTTTTTTTTGTCCCGATTTCCTCCAATTCGTCCATCAGAGAATCTATATCCGGGATAATGTTTGACCATTGTTCTGCAACAATCCTGTCTTGTTGCAACATGTTATAAAATCGCTGTGCAAACTGTTCGGAGTTATCGAACAGTTTATAGAAAGCGCGCCCTTCTCTTGATGCGCTTTTCATTTTGTTTTCTACTGCTTTTGCAATTCTTCCCTTGTCCCCGGAATGTAGAGTTTCCCATTCTTCAAGGCTTCTTCTTTCCGCTCTCTGAGGACTTGCTTCCAGCCCTCTTCCAGCTTTTCGTCCGTCAGCTCCATCATCCGTCCCAGCCGGAACCATTCTTCTCTCGTCACTTCGGCCACGGTTATACCTCCCTACGATTTCCCCACCGATTCCGTCTTGGATCTTACCGCTTGTCAGTGCTACCAATCCGGTCTCTCGGAAGATTTGACTTGTTGGAGCATCATTATCCAGCATTTCTTTTGCTCTGTCAATGCGCTCCTGCAGGGATTCCTCCTGTGTGCTGAACTGCGTCTCCGGAGGCCCGGTCTTCCGCGCCGTCGCCGCTTCGGTCTCGGCTCCCATGGTCTCGTTGAGGGTCTGCCGCACCAGGGCGTTGAATCTGTCCGCTTTCGCCCCGCCGTAGTTGATGCTTCCGAAGGCGTCCGCGAAGATCTCCTTCTCGATCCTGGCAAGGGCGGCTTCTCTGGCCTCCGCGTCCTGGTTGTCGGTCAGGCCGTTGATGGCTCCCAGCTTTTCCACGTATACCTTGGCGACCTTGTTGAATTCCTCCTCGGAATAGGTCTGGATGATCTTTTCCTTCATCCTGGCGCTCAGGCCGGGGTAAAGCTGCTCGTAATAGTGATACAGCTCATGGGCCGCCAGCTGCGTCACGCTCAGGTCGTTGTGATCGCAGCGGAGATAGATCCCGTCGGCGGTGATGGCGCCTCTGGCCTGGGATACTCTGCCGCCCGCCCCCTGCCGCTGGATGTTGCCGATGGTATAGTATACCTTCTTCCCGGTGATCTGCTCCAGCCTTTGGGCGACGGTCCGCAGTTCCTTGTCCTGCTGCACCATCTGTTCCGGCGCAAGCGTGATCTTGCTGCCCTTCGCGGCTGCCGGGATGCGCTCCCTGGCGTCTACCTCTTCGGCCCGTAGATTCTTCGCGTCAGCTCGTCTGCCGCTTGCTTTATTGTACTGGCTGACAGCTCGCTTCGCTTCTGCCAGGCGTCCATTTTGCTCTCCGGTACGCTGGCCAGGAATCCGTCCTCGTCCTCCATCAGCCAGGTCGTTTCCTGCCTCTGCTGCTGCGGCAGCGGTGGCAGCCTCAGCTTGCCCGGTTCTTGCCTGCTGCCCGACGGCAGCGGCGGGATTCTCAGCTTGTCCAATCCTGAGCCCTCCGTTTCTGTTTCTGGCGTCGATCCTCTGCACCGCATTCAGAGCCTGCGGCCTTAGATCGCCGGTGTTGGTGTCGTAAATGCTCTTGAGAAAGCCGTTCCGGGATTCGGCGTCGCTTCCCGCCTGCCACATCATGTCCAGGAATTCCGCTCCGGCCCTGGCGGAGATCGTGCCCTTCTGCACTTCCCTCTGCACGGCGGCGACGGCGTCGCTGATCGTCGTATCCCCGTCCGTGCCTTCGGTCATGTAGGCCTCCAGCAGCTCCGGGCTCACCGTTTGCAGCGCCTTGACCGTGGCGTTGCTTTCCGCCCGGCTCCCCGGAATCCGCAGTCCCCCGTCCTGGCTTCCCCTGGGGGAAACTGTCGCCGCAGGTGACTGACGAGGGGCGTTCTCTGTCCGCCCCGGCACCGGCGGCCCCTTGACGGCCTCTCCCTGCTGTGCTACATTGTCCCTGGACGTTTCCGCAGCACCGGTAACCCCGTCCTGGACGGGCACCCCGGTCTTGATATCTGCGGGAACGTCGTTTTTTTGCCTCTCTGTGCCCCTCTGCGCGTTTCCGGGCAGCGGAGGGGTCGTTACACTCTCCGGTGTAATCTGCCCCGCCTGCTGCGGCAGGGGCGGCGTGGCACGCTCCTGCGCTTCATTGCGCCCCTCCGTCTCGGCGATCCGCTCCTCCTGTGCCGTCTGAAGGTTCTGCGGCACCGGCGGGCCCTGCCTTCCCTCGGGGGAAGGTGCCGCCGGTGCGGCGGATGAGGGGGCCTCCGCAGGAAGTGTTCTTTCTTCCTCCATAGGCGCAGGTACGGTCCGCCCTTCGTTCTGCTGCTCGGCCTCCACCATCATGCGAGTATATTCGCCCATGAGCCGCGCCTGCTGGGCGTGGTCCATGACGGTCCTGGTGGTCCGCTCCTGTTTGGCGATCTCCCGGATCGCCGACTGAATCTGCTGCTTTCCGGTTGCCCCGCCCCGGTATCCGTTCTTCATGGCCTGGGTGCCCCGCAGCATATTCAATGCTTCGGGGTTGTTCTCGATCATCCGCACGGCGTCCGGGTCCACCCTGCCGTTATCGTTGATCGCCTGGTTGACGGCCATCTGCACCTGGACCTGCGCCGCAAGGTTGAGCCTGCTGTTTCCGCCGGTGGCGATGTTTACGGCAGCGTTACCGCCTTGCATAAGACCGCCGGAGATATACCCGCCTAGGTAGGACATGGCGATATTCTTCGTCCAGTTCCATGCGGCTGCCTTCCGGGCCTCCTTCTCGCTGACGCCGTTGGCCATATATCTCTGCACGTCGGTGCCTATAGAGCTCTTGTCCCCGTTGATGAGAAGATCCGTCAGCGTCGTGGCCCACTCCGTGGCGAATTCTTCGGAGCCTTCCACGAATCCCTGTTTATTGAATTCCTTTACGAACTGCCCGAAGTTCTGGATGTTTTTCGCTTCCAGCAGCTGATCCAGGGAGACCTTCTCGAACATGTATTCGGCGAACGCCGCAGCGTATCCGCTGGCCAGCGCCTGCCCATCGGACGCGCCACGTTCTTTCGCGTCCCGGATGGCGCTCATGCCGGCGTTCCCGGCCATCAGCCCCAGGGTGATCTGCTCCGGAAGGCCCAGCCCGACAAGCAGCGCGGACGTTCCGCTGTCAACCGTGCTCAGCACCGTCTGATAGAAGAAGGTCGCGGCGTTTGCCAGAAGATCCGTGTGCTTCTCCCACTTCGTCCCTTCTGCCGCTTTCGCCACGTCCTTGGCGATATCATTGGATACCTGCTTCACGATGGCATCCGCCTGATTGCTGGCCAGCTGCCATTTGGTGTTGTAGTTGATTGGCTTGCTGGCGTCGCCGAAGCGCTGCCGCAGATTCTGGAAGGTAAGATCCAGCATGCCGGCGACGCTGGTCTTGTTCATCACGATGCTGGCCCCGCTGTAGGCTGCCTTCGTGGCGTAGTTCCCTTCCGCCACCTTTTTCTGTGTATACTCCATCACCGCCTGGTTTTTCCGGGCCTCCGCATCCGCCTTCAGATAGTTCTTGTAATATTCGTTGGCGGCGTCCAGTCCCTGCTTCCCGGCGATGTAGAAATAGTTCCCGGCCTCCCGGTCGGTGAGGAAGGATTCCGGATCACTCAGCGTCGGGTCCCCGCCCTTCTTTCTCCAGTCCTGCTCCCCCTGCCGCCGGTAGATGTTTGTGTACCGGTTCAGTTTGGGATCGACGGCGCTCTCCCCTTTTGCGGCGAGCTCCGCGTTTCCCCGGTTGTACTTGATGTAGTCCTCGTTCTTGTAGAGGTCCCCGAACTTCTCCTTTTCTTCCTTCTCGTTCCGGTAGTTCACGACCTGGTTGTATTCCCCCATCAGCCGGTCCGCCGCCTTCGCGGTCGTATTCGCGTAGCTGTTCAGGCTGTTCATCCCCTGGGCGAAGTCCGCATCGTACATGAGGGAAGGATTCTGCACCAGCTGCCGGGCCATCTCATCCCTCTGCATCCCCGCCGCTCTGGCGGTCTGGGTCATCAGATCTGCGTTGGTGTACAGTTCCTTTGAGGATACTCCTTGGCGCGAGTCCCCTGGTTTCCATTCCTGGCCGCCGGCGCGGAGCCCTGCCGCCAGCGTTCCCGCCAGGGCAGGGTTCACGTTCTGTGTGGAGGCGCTGTCCAGATACTTTTTCGCGTTCGCGAATCCGGCGGGCACGGGCTTGTTCGCCTCCGCCTTTTTCTCTTCCAGCACCGGCTGATAATAGTCCGTCACGGTCTTCCAGGGCGTTGGATCGGAGGCGGATACCTTCGGCCCGGTCTTTACGGGCTCCGGCTCCGCCGCCTTTCTTTCAGCCATCTGTTCTGCTCCCCATCTGGCCACGTCCTGCGAGGCGCCGGCGGTAGCGTCGTTCAGATACTTCTGATAAACGCTCAGTTCCCCTTCCGGCAGGGTATAGGTCTTCCCACCATAAGTAGTCTTGCCCGTCATCAGAAGTTCGTTATACGCCGCTTTGCTCTTCGCGTTGGCGGGGGTATCAGACGAACTTTTTTTGGTAGCGCCCTGTTCTTCTTCCTCGCTGTCCTCGTTCAGTTTTCTCAGCCGGTCAAGTGCGCTTGCCATTTATCTTCCTCCGTTCCCGTAGATTCCGAGCTTGCTCAGAATGACGTCCTTCTCATAATCTGCGATGACCCCCTGCTTGATCAGGTTGTTGATGGCCTGGATGATCTCGCTGGCCGTAGCGCCTTGATCGTAAGCGTCCCGGATCGTCGGCCACCATTTCTGGAACCCGGTAGTCATCGGCTGTCCGTTGATGGAATGCACCACGCCGGGAACCGTTTCAATTGCGCTTCCCCTCACGGCGTCAGCATCCTCTTCACTGAGATTCAGGTTCCCCTCTTCATCACGAGGAACTACCGTGGGCGGCGGCGTCGATGCCGGAGGCGTGCTCTTCTTCGTGTAATCCGGATTGGCCACCTCCGATTCCTCGAAAGCCCCGCCGTTTCCGCCGCCCAGATACCGGCTGTAATACTGCTCGTAGGTGGTGCCGTCTGGCACCCCCAGGATCTGCGCGTATTTGCCGGTCACGATGCCGTTGGTGCGGAGATAGTTCCAGGCCTCCCGTTCCTGCTCGTCGTCGTATTCCCGGAGGCTCTGGTTCCACACGTCGCTCCGGTACTGATTGTCCAGGGCGTCCTGTTCCCGCTCGTATTCCCGCTCGTCGGCGTAGGTGCTGCGGTTCCAGGCCTGCTGGTCCGCGTACTGCTGGTCCGAAACAGCGTCCCGCGCCATCTGATAGGCCCACTGGCGTTCTTTCTCGCTGAGCTGATCCCCGTACTCCCGGAGGTACTGCTGCCATTCCTTCGCCTTCCAGTTCTGATCATCGGCGTAGGCGCGGAGTTTCTGCGCCCACTCCTGATCGTACCGGGCGTCCTCGATGGCGTCACGCTGGGCCTGGTAGTTGCGGGTGTAATCCCTGTTCTCTTCGTTCCAGGCGCGGTTGTACTGGGTCTCGTCGTCGTAGCGGTAATCGCCCACGGCGTCCCGATACCTGCCATAGCTGAAGTTCCGGTCCGTGTTGTACTGCCCAAGCTGGTCAAGGTAGCGCTGGTATTCGGTATTGCCGTACTGGTAGTACCGGTCGGCCAAATCGAAATTCCGGCCCTGCTGGTCCGCCCACCTGGAATACTCTCTGTCGTCGAAGCCCTGGTACTGGTCGCTGATCCCCATCTGCCGCTGGAACTCTTGGAGGTACCGCTGGTAGGCGTCCTGGTAGAGCTGCGGGATCTTATCGCTGAGCTGCGAAGCGTAGTAGTCCCCCGCCTGGCTTGCGGCGGTGACGGCGTAGGAATTCGCCAGCCCTCCGGTCCGCATGGAGGCCTGCGCCAGCGCTTCCTGCATAGCCCGGTCGCCCTCCCGGCGGTACTGCTTCTGGTAGGCCTGATACACAGGATCGGAGTTCACGTCGTAATTCCACTGCATGTCCTCTGCCCGCTTGAGCGCAGCGTCACGAAGGGGCTGGTACTCAGATCCCTGCCACTTCTCACCGGCGGCTTCCAGCGCGGCGTCCCGCTTCTGCTCGTATTCGGTGCCGTTCCACTCCGGCGCGGGTTCGTAGTCCCACTGATCCAGATAGGCTTGGAAGGGAGTTTCAGCTGCAGGGGGCGTGGTTCCCGCTGGAGTAGTCCCTGTGGGCGTAGTCTCCGTAGGCGTTCCCGTAGGCGTAGTCTTCGTCGGCGTGGTCGGCGTGGTGGTGGTCGGCGTCGGCGTAGTGGTGGTCGGCGTAGGAGTCGGCGTTCCGCCGCCGGACGTGTTCCCGACATTTCTGAGTTTCTCGTTGCTGGCCGCATTCGCCGCCCGGTAGTCGATAGGCTCGGAATCGCTGGGTACACCCCCGATGGGGATATGCCGCTTCAGCGCGTTGCGGACATCCATTGCGGCGTTATATTCCTGCCGTGTGAGCTGTCCGGATTCCATCAGTTTCGCCGCATAGTATTCACGATCCTGCGGCAGGACCAGCCCGTTTGCGTCCCGGTAGTAGCCCTGCGCCTCCAGCACTTCATCCGGTGCGGTCTGGTTGGTGTACTTCTTATACTGCCCGTCTTCCAGCACCCAGAAGGGGCTGTCTTGATATCCTGCCTTGACGCCGATGGAAGATCCATAGGGCATCGTTGTCACCGTGCCGCTCTTGGTCAGGCTTCCGTCCGCACCCATGGTCCATGCCGTGCCGTCGGGGCCATAGAACACAGTTCCTGGATCATACCCGGTCTCGCCGATCTTCCCCCCGAATGCAGGGGCGTAGCCGCCGACGCCGTTGACGGCGCGGAGCCATCCGTTATAGCCGCCGTTGTCGTCGTAGTACCCGCTCCAGTTCCCGTTCTCCCGGAAGATGTTGGTGTCCCGGTTCCAGCTGTCGTCACCGGCAGCGTATTTCGACCCTGCCGCTTCCCACATGCCCCGGTCACTGTCGCTCATCCCCACCTTGAAGTTGGGATCGGACCGCCCGAAAACGAGATAGTCCTGCTGCGCTCCCGTCGAAGTGTTCCCGCTGGGGATCGACGTATCGGTGAATGCGCTCTGAGTCGTCGCTCCCGCCGTGGGCGTCGCCGCCGCCATCGTCGCCTGATAAGGGTTCATCTGCGCCGCGCCCGTGGCCTGCGCCGCCGTGGCCTGCGCCTGCTGCTGTCCGGGCGTCGTCCCGTCCGGCGGCTGAACTCCATCCGGAAGGGTCATTTTTTTCTTCACTGCATTTGCCAGCGCGGTCTGATATATGCTCGCCATGTTCTTTCCCCCTTTAATTGCTGCTGTTGGGCAGCGTCACGCTACTGCTCCCCTGGAACTGACTGCCGCTGTACTTCTCAATGCTGACGCTGTAGACCACCGCGTCGCCTTCCCCGTCCAGGCTCAGCCGGTAGTGGTCGCAGCGCCGCAGGATCAGCGGAAGGATGTAAGACTTTTTCTTCTCGCTGGACGTGCCGGTCAGCGTCCCGACGAGCTGCGTCGTCCCGTCGTCGTATTTGATCTTTACCGCGATGGTGCTCTCGTTTGCCAGCGTCGCCCGGATCAGGATGCGCAGAGGGCCTTTCTTGTTCTGGCTGGCCGTGTCCGTCGTTTCATAGAAGTTGTCGCTGTCCGCGAACTTCACCTGCCATTCGATGGTCCCCTCGGCGCTGCCGTAATAGGTGTCCCCATCCATCCGCCACAGCTTCCCGGTGTCCATATCCACCATGTAAAGGGATTCCTCGCAGAAGGCGAAGGCCCCGTTTATTTCGTCCTCCCGGTGCCACACGCCGTACCGGGTGTCGAACACATAGAGGCCGCTGACATCGCTTTCGTCGTAATCCGTCAGACTGACGTAGTACCGGATTCCGTCGCTGCCGCCGGAGGCTTCCGCCCATCGGGTATTTGCTCCCAGCGCGTCGGAGATCACGCGGGGCGCTCCGCCCTGATAGGCGCATATCCCGGCCCTGCTGAGATAGAAAAGCGTCTCACCGGCCACGGCAAGGCTATGGGAAGATCCATCCTTTACCCCGAAGCGGCTGCTGAGTGTCCATTGGAAATTGCTCGGCTTGTCCCCCTGCACCTTGCAGATGCTGTCTTCCTTAAAGAAAATGGGATATCCCCCGTAGCTGACGCAGGCGGTGAAGTCCCCCTCGTCAGGAACGGCGCTCTGCCAGGAATCCGTGGAAAGCCCGTCGAACACATTGAAGTTGAAGGGATCGCCCAACGCCGAAGCGTAGATGACATCCCCTTTGCAGCCCCACAGCCGGTTCTCGTTGACGCAGATGTAGTCCATGTCTGGGACTTCTCTTCCGATGGTCAGCGTTCCGGCTTCTGTGTAATCGTCGAATGCCACATCTGCAAATACCAGAAGCGTTTCTGGTACTTCGGCAGTCTCTACCAACGATATAGAATACTGTTTTTCCTCGCCACTGATATTTGCGACCATTTTCATTAGGTCAATATTCCATGTGATTGTGTCCCCCAGGCTCATGGCTTCGTCAGTCGTGAACTGCGCATAAATCACTGTAGACGATTCAGGATCAGATACCAGCTTATAATAAGTGTCGATCGCAAGCCCGTCTGTTCCTACGGTATACATCGGTCTTTCCCTTACCGTGAACGTATTCTCATAGAACCGGAGGTAATCCCCGTCCACCTCTCGGACGATTGCGGTCTTGTTGTTCTCCGGGTGCGTGGTGCAGCCTGAAATTGTCAGCGCGTCCCCGGCCTTGAATGCCCACGCAGCCCCGGCTTTATAGATGGTATTCGCGGTTGCGGGAACACCGGCGTAAGTCCCGTTTTGGAACTGTACGCCCGTCAGTCCCGCCACTTCCACAGCTAGGTTCCCGAAGGTGTTGCCGTCGATGTCGTAATACTTTTTGTCCGGGAAGATGCAGATCATCTGCCCCATGGCAGCAAACTGCTTATCCCCTTCGGTTACGCTGCCCTTGAGAACGCCGTTGTAATAGAATCCCGTGCCGGAGACCCAATACAGCGCATCCCGCGCACCCAGGCCGTAGGGCTTGCTGATGCTCCGCACCCAAGCCCTGGGCTTCCTGGGCGTCAGCAGGGGATATTCCCTGGAGGACATATTCTCCATCCAGACGATCTCCCCATCCCGCGCCGCCAGGTTGTTGTTCAGCCCGCCGAACTGCGTCCGCACGGTAGGCCGCATGATAGATTTGTCGCTCATATACGGAAGGCTCATTTTCCGTCATCCTCCATGAATCTGTGGAACCGGCGCAGAATCACCGCCAGTTCCTCCCGCGTGACCGCCTGCTTGGGCTTCCAGCTTCCATCTGGGTAGCCTTCCATCAGGCCGTTCTTGATGCACCAGCGGATGTCCGCTTCGCTCCAGCGCTCGGTGATATCGTCCACAGGCTGGGGGTCAGGGGAATACTGCGGACGGCAGACGGCAACGATCTGGGAGGGGTAGCGGGTCTTTTCGCACACCATCCCCCCGTTGCTCTGTGAACCATCGGAAGGAGAGGTATTACCCTCGATTGTGCGAATACCAACAGCCCAGCCTCCGGGAAGTACAAACTCCACCAGTCCACAATGGTCAGGAGTACCTTTGCCATTAAAATTGAGCAGGACTATATCCCCCTTCTGTACCTCACTCACAGGCACGGTCAGACCTTGCTCACCATACCACCTCAACAGCACAGAACAGCTTGCGGTCTTGCCCCCGCCGAAGAATGCCATGCGTTCCCCAGCCCGGTTGAACCAATCCCATTGGCAGGATACACACCACGGTTGGCCCTGCATCTTGGGGTCATAGGCATCCCAGTATTTCACCCTGTTACTGCCGGGAGGGTTCTCGGTGTAGCCAAGGTCTGCACGGGCGGTTTCTATGACTTTACTCAGGCTCATTGGTCTGCTCCTGCTCGTGGTGGATGAACTCCATGTACCCCTCTGCACAATTCAAATTCTCGTCCATAATTTTCACCATAGCGGTCTGGGTGCTGGGGTCATTCCACAAGGCCGCACAAAATTGATGGAAAGCAATCTTGGCGGCATTGATGGTGGGGTATTCGCCGTGGATGCTGTAGTTGGTGTTGATGCACTTGATGATGGAATATTTCATGGTGTAGTCCTCCTTATGTTATCGTTGGCAAATCTCCAGCCAGCATCATGATTTCATATACTACGTTTGTACTGGATGATACTGTTATTGCACTTCCGCTTGCTGTCATGGTGATTGCACTACCGGATACCAATGCTTTCACATAGGTGGAGTAGTTTGATGCTGATGATACTGCATATATACCCATGCCGTTGGTGTTTGTCGATGACGCAAAAATCATGGCACGAGTATTCGCTCCAAAGGTAAGTGTTTTGGAGCTTGCCGAAGTAGTGTCGAAAAATGCTTTTTTCTGAATTTCATCCCCCACCATAGTTGTTTCACAGTTCGTCCCCATCGTAAAGCTTGCCCCGCTGGAGATTGCCGTCTTTGCTCGGCATAGCAATCCATTCCAGCAGAAATACTTGCCCACGGCATATGCTCTGCTTGCCGTTGTGCCGGTTTCGACATAGGCAAGCTGTGATTGATTCGCTTTCGCTTCAAGCTGGGCAGGAGTGGCATAGTCCGTACCAGCCGTCAACGGTGCTTGGTAATCCGTGCCTGATACTGCCGCAGATACACCACCAGCACCGTCACCTTTTAGGATGCCGGATGCGGTGACGGAAGGTTGTGCGCTGATATCGGATGCCTGCGTGGGGATATCACCCAGAACTTCGTCGATAGCGTCCTGCACATTAGTAGCAGTCAGGCCGCTGCCTGTGTTGTCGTAGCTGACGGCGCTGGCCGCTGTGCCGCCTCCGCCGCCACCCTGGGCGATCTCGTCGATGGCGTTCTGCACGTCCGTCGCCATGAGACCGGACGTGGTGTTGTCGTAAGGAATGTCTTCCGCGTCCGGCACCCAATCGTCCGCTCTTGCGCCCACGTCTGTTGCGTCCAGCGTGATATCGGAAGACAGCGCATGGCCATTGACTTCTCTTGTGGTAGGCACGGCCCCTACATCCGCTGCGGTAGGCGTCCATGTGTCCGGTCTCGCCCCCACGTCCGTGGCCGTCGGCATCCAGGTATCCGCCCTGGCTCCCACGTCGGCAGCAGTCAGAGTGATGTCCGCACTCAAGGCGTGTCCGTTGATCTCTCTGGTGGTAGGTACTGCCCCGGCTTCCGCTGCCGTCACGTTGTGGGGATTCCCGCTCACGACCTGGCTGTGGTCATATGCTGTCTTGCCCCGGTCGCCCCGGTACGCCGTGCTGGATGTTTCGCCAAGCGCCAGGGATTCGCTGATCTCGACATAGGCGCTGCCGCTCCAGCGGTATGTCCTGCCGGTGTCCAGGGCGACGTATATCTTGCCGCTCTCGCCGGTGACCGGGAACGCGGACAGGCTGGCGTATTCTAGCACGTCGTCCACATAGCTGGGCAGCTGCGCCGACGGCACCATGCCGTTGCTATCCAGCTCCGCCACACCGCCTGCCGTGCCCTTCGCCGTGGTTGGGATAGCCCCCACGTCCGCCGCAGAGGGCGTAGGCGGAGGATTCTGCGCGGAATACTGCCGCTCATCGGCGACGTTGCCAAGCCCCACCTGCGCCTTGGTGACGCTGTGAGGATTCGACGTATTCCCGGTATGCGCCGTCAGATCCGCGTCGGAAGCCCTGCTGGTATCTGTTGGGTGCTGATGGTCGCCCCTGGCCCATGTTGAGCTGCCGCCTGCGCTTCCTGCTCCGTCCATCGGGGGCGCGATGACGCTGGCCTTGGGGATCATCTCGCTGATGCGTTCAAAGGTGCTGTCGTTGATGTTGTCAGCTTCCAGATGGGTCAGTACGTACGCCAGCTCCTCGGACATCTGGAGGAGATAGTCCCGCTGCGCCGCCACGTCCGTCTCCGCGTCGCCTGTTGGCTCCGGGGGCGGCTTGATGATTACTCGCAGTTTCGGCATCAGTCGTCCTCAGGTCCGGGCAGCGGAGACGCGGGCCTGCCCACGGTCCACATCTGCGGCCACTGATAGAATTCCTCCTCCGGCTGACAGAGGACGGCGGTGAAGTAGCCCTCGCCGTCCGCAGGCTCCGTCAGCTTGATCCCCAGGTCCGTGCCGCCCACGTCCCCGATGAGCATCTTCACGCCGCTGCTCCCGGGAGAAGCGAAGTCGATCTTCTGGGCGGAGACGTAGTCCTTGGGATTTCCGAACCACACCTTGCCGTAGTTGGTCACGGTCTCGTCCGGCGCGGCGTCCGCAGGGCGGAAGGGCTTCTTGATAACGATGCGCCCCGCCACGAGGGCGCAGCGCTCCGGCACGGTCATGAGGGTCTGGTAGTTGGCAGCCGGGTTTTCGTCGTCCGCCTCCATGGGCGCGATGCGCACGGTGACGCGCCGGTTCCGCGCCCGGTCTGTGATGTCGTAGTCCTGCCCGAACCAGATGTTCAAGTCCGCCCAGGCGTCGTTGAACATCTGCATGCTGTTGGCGTAGCGGTCGTATTCCCCGTTGGCGTAGTGGATCATCGCCTGGAGATAGCGCGGATAGATCTTGTTGTACGGGGCCGGGATCGCCAGCTCGTATCCGAGGATCATCGCCAGCGGCCCGGCGTGAAACCCGATGGGCTGCTGAAGGAAGATCTCGGAATAGACCTTCCCCTCGCACTCGCGGACCCAGCGGCATTTGTTTTCCAGGTCATAAGCATTCGGCTCGTAGCTGTCTACGATCTGGATGCAGTCAGATACGGTCATATTTCCACCTCATTTGGCGCGAGGGAGGGTTATGCGCCCTCCCTCATCCCTTCTTTTCCAGGTCGTCGATCCTGTGATTGGCGACCTTTACCCGCTCTTCCAGCAGGCCTGTTTTCTCTTCCAGCGCGTATGTGCGCTCGATCAGCTGATTGTGCTTGTCCTGTTTCTTCTCCAGCTGTTCCAGCCGGTAGGCGATCAGGGCGGTGCTTTTCTTGTTTGCGAAATAGGCCCCGCCCAGGGTGCCGATCATGGCCAGAATACCGATGATGATATCAGCGATCCAGTTCATTTGTCGCCCTCCCTTGGCGCTTCCGGCAGGCCGGTGGCAACGCTGGTAAGAACACTCAGGATGCCAGCCAGGATGGACGCAGAAGCGACAGCCGCCCAGTTCACGTCGCTCATGACCAGGCTTGTGCCAATCATGGCCACGGCGGTCTGGGCAATAGTCCTAACCGCTCTTATGGCAGCGGCCTTGATGAAGTCTTTCACCACAGATCATCCTCCTCTTTATCAATGTCCGGAGTAAGTCCAGGCTTGAACGCCCCCGGTGACAGTACGTTTCCAAGGCTCGGCGGAGTAGACAGCGTAGAGGACAGCAGACCAGCGTCCGCAGGCGTCAGCCCCTTCCGCAGGGCAATCAGCAGTTCCTTCCGCTTCCGCAGCAGCAGCGCCAGCTTCCCGCCTTCTCCGCCCACGGCAACGTACGTCACGTCCACATCCCCGGTATCTGCCCACACATTGTTCTCTCCAACGAGGGAGCTGATTTGCTGGGGAGTGAGGGTGTATTCGATGGGGGTGGCGAGAGGGTAGACGATTTGCACCTCGCTGAGGTCAAGCTCCAAATAGGTCGATTCTAGAATAGTGAGATTCCCGTTGTTGTTTATGCCTCCATATCCAATAGTTGCGGGTGTCGCAGCGGAAGAATCGTTATACCCCAAATGACTACACACTATCGGCTTTCTCCCCGTAGGCGTTTCCGGGATAACTTCGGTATACAAATTATACGGATGGTAGTAGTACACACTCCCAGATTTATTCCATTTGTAGTCCCCCGCAATGATTTGTTGGTGCGTCACCCTCAGCTTCCCCGTCAGCGGGTCATACGTCCCGCCATACACCGTGCCCGCGGATTGCCATGTGATGGGGTAGGTCGTTGGGTCTGAGGTGTCTGCTCCGCTGTGATACACCGTCATCCCGTCCCAGCCGCTGATGGGGCGAACATTATCAGGGCTGGGGTCACCACTCCCTTCCTGCACCGGGTCGATGTTGACGAGGAGGGAGCGGAGGGGGTCACCGTTTGAGCGGAAGGAGGCAATGGGGCCGGATACATGCCCCAGCTCCACGCCTCCGCTCATTGCTGCGATTTGCAGCGTCTTGTTCACAGGCTTGACCATGTCTCGTCAGCTCCAAGGATCTGTGTGTCGCCGCCGCGCACCAGGGCGATGCTCCACGGCGCAGGGACTCCATGCCCGTTGTAGGCGCTGTCCGTGGGCAGGTCGGAGACGTCGCTGGAGGAGTCGCAGCCCAGCAGCATACGCCGCTTCGGGGAGATCATTTCCTCCGGCTCGTCCAGATATCCGAGAAAAGTAATTGCCATAGTTATTTCTCCCTTCCGAGAGAGGGGCGGATTCTCTCCGCCCCATCCCTCTGTCCCGTCAGGTGCTTTTTGCGATGATCCCCGCGTCCCGCAGAGAATCCAGCAGCGCTTTGAACTCCGCAGCCGTCGGCGCGGTGCTGGCCGCGTCGGCCACGGCCACGCCCTGCTTGACGACGCCCGCAGCCGTCGCGCTGGCGGCAGGCAGGTCCACGGAAGCAGCCTTCAGCTCGCCGGTGATCTCCACGTTCGTGAATCTCGTATAATCCATAGCGCCCTCCGATCAGGCCGACATGCTGCTGGCCCCGTCCACACCGGCGACGGCGATGCCGCGCCAGTCGTTGAAACCGGCAGTGAAGCGGGCGTAGCCGCGCCACACGTTGGCGTCGGTGTTCTCGTCCAGGGTGCTGCGCACGTCCAGGGCCACGCGGTCAAGCCAGACAAGGGTGCCGTACTCCTTGTTGTACCGGCTGTCCAGCAGCACCCAGGGGATGGCGGTGCCCGTCAGGGTTACGTACTGATTCAGATAGGGCCATACGATGATGTTCCAGCGGCCAAACTGATAGTTGAAGCCGTTGTTGGCGGTGGCCGGATCCTTGTCCGCGCCGATGGCGCTGAAGACGGCCTTTTTCAGGCTGTGAACGTTGGGGATCAGAATGGTGTCCGGAGCGACGTCCAGGATTTCCCCGTTTTCGCCGTGGAAGTTCTGCATCCGGGTCTCCAGCATGCCCAGGGTGTCCTCGTCGAAGGCGTCGCTGAACAGATTGCTCTGCGTCGCGCCCTTGATCTTCGCCGGATGGGAGGCGTAGAACAGGTTCTGACCGTCGGCGGCCTTGGCGTCGAACTTCCGTCCCCGGAAACTCACGTTGCCGTTGCCGCTGATCGCCCCGCCCAGCATGGCGGCCGCGAACTTCTCCCTCGTCCGGTAGTAGCCGGTGACGAAAGCAGCGGGCTTCTTCCGCAGGTCCATCATCTTCGCGTCGTCGATGATCTCCCGGCTGAGGCTGAAGCTGTCCTTCCAGGTCATATGTTCCAGGACCTTGCTGGGCCCTTCCTCCTGGCCGTCGGTGGGGTACGCCCCGTTCTCGCCCACGGGCTCGAAGCCGTCCATGGCGGTCATGCTGGTGAATTTCTCCGCCCAGTGGGTGCTCTTTTCGGTCTTGAACACCTGCTTTGCGATGCTCTCCGCCTCAAAGGCTTCGCCCCGCTTCTCGATCATCATGCGGATCGGAGCCTGGCTCTTGCCGTAGATGCTGTTGTTGACGTTGCTGTTTTCGGAAAAAGTGATATTGGCCATTTCGTTTGTCCTCCTTTCTCAGTTATCAGGGAAACCGGACCAGGCAGCGGGACCCGGCGGCGTCGGCTTCCTTGTAGACCAGCTCGGCCACGCCGCTGGACGTAGTGCCGGTGATCTGAAGGCCGTTGGACGCATGGAGCGTGACCTTCTGGCCGATATTGACGCCGCTCAGGCTGGCGCTGTTGGTGCATTCAAACACCTGGTCGGGCTGCACCCGGATAACGGGGATCAGGTCGCCCGCAGTGACGGCAGCGCCTTCCTCCACCATGGAGATGTAGGTGGGCTTCGTGGTGCCGGTGGCAACGGCCAGATTGCCGCTGCTCTGCACCAGCGCCATGCCCTGCTTGGGCGTGATGGCGCTGCAAGGGAGATATTCCCAGGGCGGGACGCGCCCGTCCTCGTTGCTGTGAGGGATGAAACCTCTCATGTTTTCTCATTCCTTTCCGGCCCCAGGCCGGGGCCTTGTCAGCCGAACCGCTTCCGGTCGGCGTTATAGTATTTCCGGATTTCGTCGTCGGACGCTTCGGGATTCAGCGCTCGGAAATAGGCCATGTCCTCCCTGGGCACGTCCAGCGCCCCGGCCCCCTGCTGCCGGGTGGCGTTCAGGTGGTCCTTTCCGGCCCCCTTCGTCCCGGCCCGGTTGGCCCGGATGCCCGCCAGCCGCTCCTTCGCCGCCAGCTCGTAGGCGTCCTTGAAGTCCAGGCCCTTTCCCACAAGCTCCCGGAACTTCGGCCCCGCCGCGCTGTTCAGGATCGCGTCCAGGTCCTTCATTTCCGGATCCTCCTGGCGGATCTCCGCCAGCTGCCGGTCCACCGCGGCCCGCTCTTCCGCGCTGAGCTGCGCTTCCTGCTGCCTCCGCGGCGCCTGCTGCGCCTGGATCGTCTCCATCACCACGGCCTGGATGTCCGCTTCCGTGGGGGTCCCTTTGCTGAGCCGGTCATTTCTCTGGGCCTTCGCAAAGGCTTCCAGCTCGTCCACGGTGCTGATCCTGCTCCCGTCGGGCTTTTCGATCCCCAGCTCCCGGATGGTGGTGTCCAGGTCCTTCCTGGCCTGCTGATATCCCTTCTGTTCCGCCTCCCGCATCCGCCGTCCGTGGGCCTGCCGTGCCCGCTCGTCGGGCGGCATGGGCTCCTTCTTGGCTTCGTCTTTTCCGGAGGTATCGTTTCCTTCCTGCTGGCTTTTATCGTCGGCAGGCGTCTCCTGGGCCTTCGCCGCAGGCTCCTCCGCCGGAGTGTCGGAAAACACGTCCTCAAACAAACTTTCCAGATTCTCGTCCATGGTTTCTCCTTCTGCCCTGTCCGCCGGGCCTGCGAATAGATTTTTTCCCGCGTTCAATGCGAATATGAAGCGCCTCCGCGCCTCTCGTCTCCCCCGTCCTTGCCTTCCCCTGGGGGAAGGTGGCGCGCAGCGCCGGATGAGGGGGCCCCGTCCTTGCCTCCCCTTCAGGGGAGGTGGCCCCGCAGGGCCGGAGAGGTCGTCCCCCGCAGGGCGGTCTTACTTTCCGCCCTTGCCCGTCCGGAGATCGGTGCCGCGGATCACCTTGCCGGTGCCGCTCTTGCCCTTGCTCTGGTTGGGCGCCTTGACTACCTGCGAACCGCTGTTCTTGATCTTGCCGATGTAGCCTTTCTCAGCCATCCCGTTTCCCTCCTTTCTCCGGATTCCGGATTTTCCCGCATTCCTGCGAATGGCCTTTTCCCGCTGGCAAAGCGTATATTTCATCCGCCGCGTCCGGCGGTGAAAATCACATCGGTCTCTGCGGCCTTCCCCGCATGGCCATGGCGTCCCGCCTGGCGTCTTCCCTGGCCCGGTTGTCGGCGTCGATCATCATCTGCTGCTCCGCCGCCTGCCGGTCCTGCCGCTTGTCGTCCCGCTCCGCCCGGAAGCGGTCCCGCTCCAGCGCCGCCGCTGCCATGGCCTGCTGCGCCTGGGCCTGCTGGGCCTGGGCCTGCATGTACATCTGCTGCTGCTGAAGCTGCAGCTGCATCTGCATTTGCTGCTGCTGCATCTGCATCTGCTCTTCTTTGAGCTTCGTCAGGTATTCCTTCGTGTCGCTGGCCCCCGGATAGTGCAGCAGCTCCATCTTTGTCCAGTAAAGCAGCAGCGTGTCCACGCTGGTGAGTTCCCCGAAGGCGCCCATCTGGAACATCTGCGTTGTGTCCTGCCACAGCTGCTGCCGGTTGTTGGCCAGCGGCGCGGAGGTATCACAGGAGAACAGGAAGCGGTCGTCGTCCAGGATGCAGTGCCATTCGCCCCGCTCGTCCCGCTCGTAAAAATCGTAGCGGTTGAACTCCTCGTATTTGGCCTGCCCCCGGTCGTCCGTGGCCACCACGCTCCGCGGCTCGTCCGCGTAGGCGACCTTCAGCATCACGATCCGCCGGAAGATTTCGGCGTAGGCCGCCTCCTTCATGATCCGCTTCGATTCCAGCCTGCCGGCGCTCTGCTGGGCCGCAAACTGCTTGGCCACGCCGGACTGCGCCGTGTCGTCGTTCCGTCCCTGGTAACTGTCCGTGATCCCCAGCCGCTGCCGGGATTCCTCGTAGACCTGGTCCTTGTAGTTCATTTCCTGGCTCAGGTCTCCGGAGAACTGATAGATGCCGATCATGGCCGCGTCCGCCGCGTTCTTCAGGTGGATGGTCTCGCCGTCGTCCGTGTCCATGTTGATATTTGCCTTCGGCGGCAGCGTGATCCTCGTGCCCGCCTTCACGAATCGGTCGATGATCTTCTGCTCCAGGCGATTCATGGTGTTCTGCTGGTCGGCAATGTTGTCCACGTCGCTCTCCCCCAGCAGTTGGCCGAATACGCTCACGTTCTTCTGCAGGAAGATTGGGAAGCGGTCCGGCTTGTAGTAGGGCAGCACCGTCGGCTGCATCATGGGCAGCCCCAGCTCGTCCACGCTCTTCGCCGCGCCGGGGATCTCCGTCCCGTTGGCGGTCTTCATGGGGCTGAACAGCTTCTCGCTTTCCTCCTCGCCCTCCTGGGCCTGGTCGGAGCCGCACACCGGGCAGGTCTCCGTGTCCGGCTGGAGGATTTCCCCGCATTGGCTGCATTTCCGCAGCCGCCGGGCCTCGAAGTCCTCCATATCCTCCAGGACCGTGTCGTTCACCCAGGAGAATTTGCCGATCCCGCCCTTGTCGTTGCGGTAGTAGGCGACGTACTGCGTCACCATGTCCTCCGCCTGGTCCGCGTCGTTGTCCAGCGTCCGGGCTTCCGGCTCCTCCTCGCTCTCCTCCACGTCCTTGCCGTACACGCGCTTGATGTAGGCCCTGGTCTGCGGGAGCTTGATAACCACCGCGTCCATGTCCTCCACGGCGCCGAAAACCCCGTCCTGGGGGATCACCTGCTTCGGGTGCAGGAAGCTCACGCTCACGTCCCCCACGGTGCTGTGCGTCTTCTTGGAGTTGTCCCATTCCACCAGCCAGTAGGCCCCGCCCTGGATGGGCACCGTCCGCTCCATCTGGTCGTTCAGCGTCTCCATGGGCAGGCGGTCCAGCTCGTTTCTCAGCATGTCCTCCAGGATCTTTGCCCGCCATTCGTCAGATTGCCGTCGGGCCGTCACCTTCGGCTGGGGGATGTTGGCGCTTACCTCGCTCTCGATGTTCTCCGCGATGATGTTCCGCAGGTGGCTCGTCCGCCGGAGCTTCCCGCTTTTCCGCGTGTCCCTGTCGGTCAGCGGCCGGATCTCCCGCGTCTCTCCCCTGTAAAGGGCCTCCCGCTCGTCCATCCGGCGCGTCAGATCCCCCAGGGCGCTCTCGTTCCTCCCCAGCCAATCCTTCCAGTAATCTAGTTTTTCTCGGTTACTCATATTCCACCCCACTGTACTTTGCGTCTACGAGCGCCCGCGCCATATCGTCGATCAACTGATGCGCCACCCGCTCCTGCAAAGTGTCCTCCCCGAAGGTCTCGGAGATCAGGCAGAGCTTCAGGTGCAGCAGCTCATGCACAAGGATGCGCTCATAATCGAAGGGGATCACCCGCTCTCCGTATTCGTCCGGGTCCATGATCTCGATTCTGGCGGTCTTGTTGACCTCCTGGAACTCCGTGAAGCCGGAAGCGTTTTCCTCCGTCATTTCCTTCTGGCTCATGCAGTCATTCAGGCTGATACGCCACTCCTGCAGCCCCAGCCTTTCCTGCCATTCTTGCAGCTTATTGCTTATCACTTCGGCTCTCCCCATTTCTCGATCAGATACTTCTGCCCTTCTTCATCGGCGCCCCAGAAATCGTCCCACATGTCCGCGGTCCATTTGGCTTTGCCCTCCGCCTCCGGCTCCTCCACGTTCATTCTCTGCTGCGGCCTGATGTACCAGGCAATGGCCAGCGCCATCACGCAGTCGTCGTGGGCCCCCTCCTCCGCCTGGGGGCGGCGCCGCTCGTCGTAAACGAAGGTGAGCATTTCCCCCAGCGTCTCGTAGTCCGTGATCAGCCCGATCTCGTGGGCCGCCACGTCCCGGAGGCCGTCCACGGCCAGGGGCCGCGTCTTCGCCGTCGTCTGAAATCCGAAGGCGTCCATGGGCTTCCCCGTGAAGCTGTCCACCCGGTCCCGCACGTAGAAGCGCGTGTAGCCCAGCTCCTCCAGCTTCTTCTGCGGGTAGGTGGAGTAGTTGATCTCGATCCCCACCAGGGCCTCGTTGTAATACCATCCCAGGCAGTACATCTGCTCCGCGTATTCCCGCTCGCCGTATTGGTGCCGCAGCACCGCCACCTGCTCTCCGGTCACGTTGTCCAGCACCTGCCCCACGAACCAGTCCGAGCCCTCCCCGGCGGTGTCCCCGCCGATCACGTAGGGCCTGCCCGCCTCCGGCTTCTTCCGGATCCGGATGGGCCCCCGCTCGTCCGGCTGCCATTCCCATTTTTTGATCCGGCCTCCGGCCCGCTCGACCTTGAATTCCCCGGTCTCCCAGGCGTCCTTCCGCACCTGCTCCCGCCGCAGCACCACGGCCTCCTTGTCAAATACGCAGGCGCCCGTGGCTATGAAGGCTTCGTCCGGCGTCGCCGGGTATTCCTGCTTGAAAAGGTTCAGGTCCCCGTTGCAGTTGTTCTCGATGCACCACCGCCGCCAGCTCAGCTGCCGGTCGCTCAGCCCGTAGGCCTCCGCCAGCTGCGCTTCCTCCGGCGTCCTCCGGAAGCCCGGCGGCACTTCCCGCTCGTATTCCGGCATTTCGTACCAGGGGAAAAACACCGGAATGAATCCGTCCTCTCCCGTCCGCTGCCGCTCCACCGCCCGGTCCCAGATGTCCTTGAAGGCGTCGTATCCGTTGGCCGTGCTCTCCATGATCACGATGGTCCCCGCCTTGTCCGGCACGGCCTGCATGAGGCCCGTCAGCGTCTCCTGCTTGTCTCCCGGCCAGAAGGCGAATTCGCTCAGGTGCAGGCAGCTCAGGGTGTAGCTTCGTCCGATCCCCCGGCCGCCTGCCGTGGCGCAGCGGATCCGGCTCCCCAGCCCCTTCTTCTGGCTCCTGCTCTGGCTGGGCCGGTCGAAGTTCAGCTCCTGGCCGTTAGAGGCCCTGGTCATGGGCTTCAGCGGCCCCGGCAGCTCGTCCAGGAACCGCTTGCTCATGCGGAACAGGTTCCCCGTGCTTTCCTCCTGGTGGGCGACGATCAGGCTCTCCGACTGTTCGCTGGTCACCGTGTACCAGAAGATGATCGCCTCCGTCAGCGTGCTGAAGCCCATCTGCCTGGCTTTCAGGATGATGATCCGCACCGGCTTCCTGGCCTTCCACTGCTCCCGGATGGTGCTGTAAAGCCGCTGCTGCGGCGGGTTCAGCTTCAGCGGCACGATCTTCCCGCTCTTGTCCCGGATCTTCAGGAAGTTCTCGATGTATTCCCCGGCGTTCAGGAGGTTCAAAAGCCCTTCTCCTCCCCTTTTTCCGCCTGGGATCGCAGGAAGTCCTCGATGCTTCCGCTGATCTCCACCTTCTCCCGGAATACGCCCTCCATCTTCCCCAGCAGCTCCAGGGCCTTCAGCGCCCCCCTGCTGTCGAATTGGAAGGTCCCGTCCGGCTCCCAGGCGTGGGTCTCGCTGTTCCAGCTCAGGTGCGGCTCTGCCGCCATGCACTTCTTGAAGATGCCCCAGGCCTCCAGCCCGATCTGATCCGGCGTGAGCCCCAGCGCTTTATATACCTGTCGCGCCTGCGCCCGCTTGTAGGCGAGGATCTTATCGTCGTTTAGCATCCGGCTCGCCTGCACCGCCGCCGCCTTCGGCGCGTACCCGGCAGCGATCGCGGCCTCCGTGCCGTTTCCTCCGTTTCTCAGGTATTCCAGCACGAACCGCTTCTGTCGCTCGTTCAGCTCCGGTTCCTTCCTGGCCACGTTTCCGCCTCCTCCTTCCCGTCATTGCGAGGGGCCTTTGGCCCCGTGGCAATCCGTCCCTCCGTCCCCTCGCCTCGCATCCATCTTACCCCAGGCCCCGTGCGTTGTATCGTCATCTTTTCGGCTTATGTAAACAAGCCCTCTGCCCTTGTATCTCAAAGGCGGAGAGCTTATACTTCGCTTGCTATCAACTTTACCGCGGCTTTCACAGGTTTTTGGGGAAATTGAGATAATATTTCCGCACCGCCCGATCCAGGGTCTCCCGGCTCAGGTGATGCCGCAGGCAGATGGCCGTCGCCCCCGCGTCGGAGGTGACGAATTCCAGCACCGCGGTGGCATATTCTCCCCCCGCGTCCCTGCAAAGCGCCCGGATGACCGACTGCCGCCGCTCCCCCAGCTCCCGATACATGCGGCTGCGGAAGTAGACGTAGCCCTGCCGGTCCGCCGACAGGGGGATGCTCTTTTTCACTCGGAATCCCATGCGCCAATTCCCCCTTTATGTCCCGCCTGTGTCCTCCTGCTTGTGTGTTCTTGTCCGCTGCCCCTCCGGGAGTATGTAGCGGATGTACTGCGGCCTCCCCGGCCTATATTCGCTGCGCACCATCAGCAGCGCCCCCTTCGGCGGCCTCAGCTCCGCGTCGCTGACGGCGATCCGGTCCTTGGGCTGCGGTCTGACCAGGTTCCGGCTTGAGGTGTATTTCTTCTTGTCCTTGATCCGCCGCACCTGCTTCAGCAGATATTCCGCGATCGGCGTATAGTCCGCCTGCTCGCTGAGAGGGCTCCAGTCCACGCCCCCCAGCGTCCACTTCTTCCGGAAGGTCTCCTTTGCCTCCCGATTGACGATGATGTGATGGTGGACCCGCACCAGCTCCCCCGTGTCCCCGTCCATGTCCGACGTGATCCCCAGGTGATAGCGCAGCTCGGCTCCCTCTTTGTCCATAGCCCGCTTGACCCTATCCAGACAGTTCCTCAGTTCCCTGGCCGCCAGCTCGCGGATGCGGTCCTGCCGTTCTTCCTCGCTCAGTTCGTCCGGCAGAGCTTCCAGCAGCTTCCGGAGCCCCTCCCCGGAATAGTCCAGCCCCAGCAGCAGGTCCCCTGCCCGAAAGTTCAGATTCAGCACTCTGGCCGCCGCCTTCACCGCGCTGGCCTCGTTCTGCTCCTGCTTGTGGATCTCGCTTTTCTCCTTCCGGCGGTTCCGGGCGGAGGGCCGGGCCCCCTGGACCCAAAACTTCGTTTTCTCTCCCACGGTCCCGGCGGAGTAAGTCCGCACCACCCAGTAGCCTTCCTTCACCGGTTTTCCCTCCATGCCCGAAAACTTAGGCTCTTACCAAGCCCGAAATCGCGCGCACGCGCACGCGATTATATATATGTATTGCCTCCCCTGAAAGGGGAGGGGGACCGCGTAACGGTGGAGAGGTCCCCGCTCAGAATAGCTTGATCTGCTCCGGGTCCCCGGTCTCCATCCCCAGCAGCTCCTTCTCCCGCTCGCTCAGTTCCCACACCTCTCCGCGATCAGCGGCAGCGGCAGCGGCAGCGGCAGCGGCAGCGGCAGCGGCGGGTCTCAGGAGATACCCTCCGCCGAAAATCTTCTTGCGGGCTTCCCGCTGGGCGTCCAAAGCGCCCACAAAGATGCACTCCTCCGGCATGACGGTGAAGTCCACGCCATACTGCGCCCATTTCTGACACAGCGCCGCCGTGATTACCTCCGGCGGATAGCTGTACTTCGGCACCGTCTTCACCATGGCGGCCTGCACAGCCTTGTTTGCCGCCTCCACGGCCCGGTACAGATCCGGCGCACAGCGTACCTGCGCCGCGTCCAGGTTGGTGATAAAGCTGGTGGCGACATTGGCCCCGTTGGCATAGGTAATACTGACGCCGCAGGGCAGATAGCACACCTGGCATTCCGTGGCCGTGAACAGCGTCAGCGCCGGGGCGAATATAAAGAAGCGCACCCCCGCCGCGCAGTAAAAACGGACGATCTGGGCGACGATGGAGAATGGCGGATTGTCCACCACCACGTCCTCATAGCCGTATTCCACGGCCTGATAGTCCTTGCCGGGCCAGAATGGGCGCACGATGCGCTCCCGCCGCAGCTCATATTCCTTCGTGACCCACGCCGCCACGGCCTCATAGACCGGCTCCGGCGTGTAACAGTCGTCCGTCGTCAGCTTCGGCTTGAACTTCTCCTCAAAGGCGGCGTAGTTCTCTGCCTCTACGTTGTAAAGCGCTGTCTGTCCGTCCATCCCCGGCCCTCCTCCGCTCTCATTCCCGCCCCGGCCTGCCGGGGCGGGAATCAAAGCCCTGGAGCGAGGCGCCGCCCCGCCCCAGGCCCGTGTCATTTCTTCCGCTTTTTCTTCTCCGGCCCCCGGAACCGGCCCACGATCTCCTGCAGCTCCGCCGCCGTGCTGATCACCACAAAATGGCCGTAGCTCATGCCCTTTTCCCTGGCCGCCGCGTTGATGGCGATGATCGCCTTCTCGCTCTCTGTCATAATCCTTCGGGCCTCCTGATCCCCAGCTTGCCCAGCTTCTCCCAATCTGCCGGCCTTGTTTCCTGAATCCATCCGGAGACCGTGAACTTGCTCACGCCGATCTGATATGCCAGTATCTTGGTGGTCAGCCTGTGCGCGTCCTTATAGGCCAGGATCGCCGCCCGCTGCCGTCCGTTGCAGGTCTTCATCCAATTTTCCATGTATTGCCGCTTCTGCTCCCTGGGCGACAGCTTCGGGCCTTCCGGCTTCTTCGGCTCCGCCTTGGGCTTCTCCATGTTCGGCGGCGCCCGGAAGGTCAGGGCGTCGATGCTGGGCACCCGTTTTCCCCTGATCCTCCGCTCGCAGCCCTTCCCGGCGGGACAGCCCCGCCGGTGTCCGGCCACCAGGAGGTAGTTGCAGCACGGAAAACTCCCCGCCTGGCTGAAATAGATGCATTGCCTGCAGGTGTAATCGCATACGCTCATTTCCGCTCCTCCAGCTGCCAGTTCCATGGCATCCCGATCCGGCAGGGCGTCAGCCGCACCTTCCCCGGCAGGAAATACGGGCACTTTTCACTGCAGGGCCCCGTCCGGTCCCGGCACTTCTTCACAAACCGCCGCAGCATCCACAGCTCGATCCTGTTCATGCCGTCTTCTCCTCCTTCTTCCCGCCTTCCCGCGCCCGGTCCTTGGCCCGGCACCTCTGCCCGATCTGCCCCGGCAGCGTGTAATGCTCCGGGCACATCCGGCAGCAGTACATGCACACCTGCCGCCCGTCCCGCTCCGGGCACGGCCCCACCAGGCTGTCATAGAACTCCCGCACGCAGATGGAGCACAGCCGCCGGTAGCTGGGCCTGTCCTGCACCTCCCGGTGCTTCTCCGCCTCCGTCTTATTCACGGTCACTTTTTCTTCTCCTCCGGCACGATCTCTTGTAGGATTTCCGCCAGGGCGGTCACGGCCTCCTGAATGATGTCGTGGGAGGTGTCGTCTGCGTCCGCATCATTCGCTCCCTCGATGTACCCCAGCAGCCGCCAGGCGTCGCACCACTGCTTCCTATTCATCGGTCCACCCCCACTGTTTAACCTGCGCCCGGATGGCGGCCCGCATTTTTTCCTTGGTCTCCTCGTCCAGGGCGGTGAAGGCCTCCGACATCTGCTGGTGGGCCTGCTGCCAGGCCATAAACCGGAGCTTGAAGACCACCGTGGCCTGCCCGCTCATGGCGATCTGCTTCTTCAGCGCCTCCGCCTCGGCCCGGAGCTTTTCCGCCTCGGCCTTGTCCGCCTCCCCGGCGGCGGCGATCTTCCTCTCCGCCTCCTTCAGCTGCGCTTCCAGCTTCTCCCGCTCGGCCTTGGCCTGCGCCCTGGCGTTTTTCAGCTTTTCCTCCAGGGCGGTCTTTGCCGCTGCGGCGTCCGCTTTCAGCTGCTTCTCATGGGCGGCGAATTTCTCCGCCTCCCCGGCGGCGATCTCCTGGGCCCGTTTTTCGATTTCCGCCGGGTCCGGCTCCTGCACCGCCACGTCGATGGGCTTCGCCTTCAGCTCCGCCAGCTCCTTTTCCATGGCCGCCAGGGATTCTTCATGCTCCCGGATGATAACGCCCCGGGCGTTTCGTTCCTCCAGGGTCTTGTCCAGCATTTCGGCGGTCTCGTGAAGCTCCTCTTTCGTGTCCTCCAGCGCCTTCCGCGCTTCGTCCCGCTCCCGGATGGCGGCCTGCAGTTCCCTGGTGGATAAATGCTCCGCGTCCACCTCCTGGGCGAACTGTTCCCGCTCCTCGCGGGGCACGGAAAGCAGCGCCAGCGCCTTGGAATATGTAAGATTCGTAAACGTTTCCGATTCTACCTCTGGCCCGAAAAGTCCCATTTGCGACGCGCCGTATTCGTCGAAAACCTTCATCAGCTTGTTGGCCGTGGTCTGCGTGTACCCCAGCTGCTTTTCCAGGTATTCCCCCCATTCTCCGTAGGGGACAAGGGCCTTCGCCTCCCGCAGCCGCCGCCCGATCTCCAGGGCGTGTCCCATCACCAGCCGCCCCGCTTGGGCGTCCAGGAACTTGATCTCCGCCGTCACCATATCCAGCGTCCGTGCGGGCTTTGCCGCTCCCGCCGCCATGATTTCCTCGTTCACGCCGCATTTACCTCCTGTCTGATTCTTCCGGGAATGATTGGCTCCCCGGTCTTGTCCCGCTGCGCCCCGGCCAGCACCCAGCCCAGCCAGGCTTTTTCAAAGGCCTCGATCTCCGGCGTCCGGTCGCAGTTCCGCATTCCCCGGTTCTGTATGACGGTCCGCAGGTCCTTCCCCAGGTTGAGGGTGTACCAGCTCATGTCCGGCTCCTCCTCCCGGCGGATGAAGAAGATGAAGGTCTCCCCGGCGGCCACCCGCTCCGCGTAGCTGCCCACGCAGTGATGCAGGCTCTTTCCCTCCGCCTCCAGCTCCCCGGCGCTCCGGGCCGGGCGGATGGTGATCCCGTCCAGGGCGAGGCTGTATTTCTCCAGCTTCTCCGCCACGGCGGCGATCTTCCGGTCCTTCGCGGCGTTGGCTTCCTTCTTCCTTCGCCCCATGGCCCGGTCATGCTCCCGTTTCAGTCGTTCCGGCCACATGCGCTCCGGATCCCAGAGGAGGTCATAGCCTTCGATCATCATGCTCCAGTAGTCCGTCAGCATGATTTCGTTGGCGTCGTCCTGAGGCCAGCGTCGCTTTTGCCCGGCCAGATACCGGGCGGCCTTGGCCGGGCTGATCTCCGTCTCCGCGATCCGCTCCGGGTACTTGAATCCCTCCAGCGCCTCCGCGTCTGCAAGGCTCCATTCCTTCCCGACCTTCCGCCCCTCCAGCCACAGCGCCCAGGTCTTCCCGCCCAGGTTGGCCCGCTCCTGCATGGCGATCGCCTCCCGCAGCTCGTCCTTCCCGTGCATCCGCAGGATCTCCCATGGCCTCCGGGCCTTCCAGTCCAGGGCCTTCAGCTGGGGAAACGCAGTGTTATACACAGTCCTCGCGGTGTAGTAGTTGGTCGTCCGCGTGTTCAGCTTCTCCTGCCCGATCAGATTGCTCACGATTCCCCCTGCGCCGCAGGTCAGCAGGCTCTCGGCCTTCCCGCCCCGCTTCTGCCAGAGCCGCACCCACGCCGCCGGGA